CTCCTAAACCAGTTGAAAAACCAACACCAGTTCCTACACCAACGCCAACACCAACACCAACGCCTAAACCAGTTCCAACTCCAACACCAGTTGAAAAACCAACTACAATTCACATTGATACAAATGGGAAACCTGTAGCTCCTAAAGAAGATGGTACTAAGCCATTTAAGACCATTGATGGTTATGAGCCAGCTCCTAAAGATTCTAAGAACGTAGTAAATCCTAAAGGCGAAACAGTCCGTGTTTATAGTCAAATCAAAAAAGGTAATGTAGAAGTACGTTACGTTAAAGATGACGCTTCAAGAACTGTATTGAAAGAGCCAGTAGCAGATACAGTAGGTGGAAAAGTTGGTTCAGACTATGACACTACAGACCACAAGCCAGTAACAATCACTAAAGACGGTGTGACTTATGAGCTTGTCCGTTCAGAAGGGGTTGAAAAAGGTAAAGTTGTAGAAGGTAAGACAGTTGTAACTTACGTTTACCGTGAAGTACAAAAACCTATCACAATCCACATTGACACAGAAGGCAATCCAGTAGCTCCACAAGAAGATGGAACTAAACCATTTAAAGAAATTGAAGGCTACAAACCTGCTCCTAAAGATTCTAAGAACGTAGAAGATCCAAAAGGTGTAACAGTTCGTGTTTATGACAAAGTGAAACCAGAAGCTCCACAAGAAGCTCCTAAGACACCTGAAAAACCAGAAGCACCAAAACCTACAGCGCAAGCCTACGTTACTAAAGAATTGCCAAATACAGGCTCAGAAGCAAGCACAGCTCTTGCAATCGCAGGTATGGGTATTCTAGGACTTACTGCTCTAGCATACAAAAAGAAAGAAGATTAAGCCCTCTTTCGGAAGCGAGTAAATTTCATGTTATAATCAGAGAACAGCGTACATAG